CACCGGCAATTATATTTGCTCCTGCAGGAACGTTATATGGCCCTGAAACGGGATTGGGTCCTGTATATTTTGGCATATTATACCTTTTTAAGTTCTTTTAATAATTCGTAATAACGTAACAAAGAAAGTATATGATTATCATTAACTGATTTTACATTTACCATTGATTTAAGTAAATTTGAAACTTCATTTAATTTAATCTTTACTACTTTATCATCTACTTTTTTATTATATACATTTAAAACTTTAAGTATATCTTTTATTTCATTAACAACATATTTTGTTAAATCTTCTGTAGATGAAACGTTATTTATATATTCCCGTAATAATCCTTTTTGTTTAGAATTTAATGTACTATACTTATCATTAAATCTATTTATTAGATACTTATACGCAGTTAAACGAACGTCTTTATCTTCAGCTATAAAAGTTTTAATATTATCGCCTACTTCTTCTTTTTGAACTTCCTTGCCCGTAATATTTTCAATAATTGTATATTTACAATTTACCATTTCTACAGGCGAATCTATTTCTTGATATTCTAAAATTTTATAAACAGACGCAAGTACTTTATATTCATTTACTTTGCAAGAAAAGAATTGTTCTACACCAAATGACTCATTAATATCTTTTATCAAATTATATTTTTGTTTTGATAAAATTGACTGATTTAATTGTTTATGAGCTTTAACTACTGCTTCAATTAATGCAGTAGCTTTTTCTTCTTTATTAAATTTTTCAGTGGTTAATGACTTGTATAAATTTAATTCTTTTGAAAGTTCTGAACTTTTATTAAAGTACTTTTTAAGAATAGGTATGGCTTTAGATTCTTTGTTGTTCAAAGTATCTGAAGCAATTTGCCGAACTAATAATTCAAATATTAATCCGGTGTTTTTTATCTTCGAGTGCTTTACACTTTTCATCTATATGCTCACTCTTTTTTATATTATATAAATATACGTTAACAATCTTTTAAATATCTTCTGATAACAAGTTATTTTCGTCTAACATTGTTTTTGGTTGAATATTATCTTGAATTATACTTTTATTTGTTTTTTTCTTTTTATTCATTCCATTAGTAATAGCTTCGACAGACTCATAATTCATTCCGCCTTTATATGCTTTTTTTAATGCACGAGTTCCTAATGGATCATACCCTCTAGGATGTTCATGTGAATTATATTTCATTCCTTCTTTTGGGCGACCGGCACCGGGCCATCCTCCTTCGGGCATTTGATAATCAGTATATCCATTATTAACTGTTCGTGAATAACTTTCAGTGGCAGTAGATGTTGCAGGACTAGCCCCTGCAGAACCAGTGGCAGCAGATCCACCAGGAGGCGCAACGGGCGGTGGAGGATTCATAGGATCTTCACCATCAGATTTAATTTTTTCTAATCTCCAAGTTTGTTTATTTTGCTCGATTTGCTCTTCGGATAAATTTTCAATTTCTTTATCTGTCAGATGAAATAAATGTTTATATACCCAAGGTTTAGTCATTAATCCTGCATCTATCATATCTTTAGCTAAATCTACTTTAGAAGCATATAATGTAAGCTTTTCTTGCTCATAAATTACTGACGGTGCAGTCATATCCAATTCAAAATTCAATAAATCTGCTCCTTCATATCCTTGAGAATATAAATGTATAATTGCAAGTTTTGTTAATTCGCTAATTACAATTCGTTGTATTCTTTCAATAGTACGTGCAAATCGAATGTCTTCTGCAGCTAATGTAGCTTTACCTGATAATCCTTCTTCATATCCTAAAAATGACTTAGGCACTTTTAAAGCTGCCATCATTCTATTACGTAAATATTCAATATCATCTATACCGGTATATTCCATACCTGATAATGTATCAATTTCCGTTCCAGATTGCCCACCACGAACAGGAAGATAATAATCTTCCAACATGTTCATTAAATTATATTTTAAATTATAATCCCCCGTCCGATCATCTACATACGGAGTCTTTTTCATTTGATTAATTATACGTTGCATATAACCATCAACTTCATTAGGAGGAATATTTCCTACGTCTACTTTAAAAATACGTTTTTCTGGTGCACGCATTACCCTATGAATTAACATTGCATCTTCCATTAATGTTAATTGCTTCCAAACTTTACGTGCTGGTTCAAGCATTGATTTACCATATGGTAAAAAGTTAGAATCATTTAATAGCCTAAAATGTGCCATTTCATAATTCTCGACCATTGTATTACCAGAGTTCATAATCTTAAATCGCACTGCATATGGATTTTTTGGGTCAAAATTTTCTTCTCGAATAATTTCATACGCAGACATAGGAGTTACGTTAACAATTCCTATACCTTCTTGAATATCTAATAAAAGATAAAAATCTCCATATTTACATAAATTACGTACCCATGGCCAAAGATTAAAGTCTAAATTTAAAATATCATAAAATAAATTTTCTAATATTTTTTGTAAATTTTCGTCTTCACTTTTTATAGATAATACACGACCAATTTCATCTTTTAATACTGTTTCATCTGAGTAAATATCTAATGCAGATGCAATAATAGAATCCATATCCATTACTTCATATTCTGTATACAATTCTAATTTAGAACTGTAATAGTTATGATGTGGGGAATATGTTGTATATGTATGTTGCTTTGTACCATGTAAACGAGTATATCTGTCTACATATCCGGTATTTGAACGAGCTCCTACAGATTGTAAGTGATCGTTATCTATAACTCTTAATTTATCTTTACCGACACGGCGAATTACTACATTCGAACTAAAAAGCCTACGTAATCGGCTGTATAATGATTTAGATTGCTCCATTATTTTTACATTTATATATAAATATATGCTTACTTAATTAACCATGTAATATCTTCGGTTCCATCACCAGTTTTCATTTGCCATGGGTTATTTCCCCCCATTTTAGATGAATAAACGGGTGAACTTGCCCCAGAATAACGTACCATATAATCTAAAGCTTTTCTGTTTAAATTCATTCCTTCTTGCTTTAAACGTATGGCAGTATCTCGTACCCATAATGCAATGCCAAAAGACATTACTAAGTCATCATTATATCCGTCTTGAGCTTCTGCTCTAGACCCTTTCCATATAAATGTAAATAGTTCTTGTATTAATCGTTTACTACGTATAATGGGTAACTGTTCTCTCATATATTCTTCTAATTTAGAAATAATAAGAGGACGTGTTCTAGATGATGTAGTAAATCCTGGTACTAATTGATTATTATCACGTAAGTCAATTTGTTTAGATAATTGCTGATTTACTTCAGCAAATCCTGTTTCTTTTGTAGAATAATATAAATTCTTATATCCTCTATCTATTGCTACTTGTATTACGGACCAACCTATATTTGCATTTTCAATTACTAATAATGCATCATTATATTCCGTAGCAATTGCTACTAACATGTTACCAAAATCTTTAGTAGCTAACTGTCCTTTATATTCTGCAACTTGTTCTAAAGACTCAATATCAATAATATGAAATGCAGAATAGTCACCACCGTCCCCTCGAGCTACGTCAGCTACAACTACATACGATTTATTATAGTCAGGATATTGCCAAATCCATAAATTACCATCAAATCCTCGTTTAGATTCAGGATCTTTTGCATATGTATCTTCATACCATTTTAATATAGGACCATCGATTACCGTAGCTCCGGATGATATAAAATCACAATCACATTCTTGTGCAGCTAATCTAGGACCTAATAATTCTGTTTGTCTATCTCTCCATGCTTGAGTACGTTCAGGATGTACGGTCCAATGCAATTGAATTGGGTTAAATGGATTGGACATTTCAATTGCCCCTTTCCATGTTTTATGAAAAAAGTTACCTGTACCGTTAGGCGTAGATAATATAATTGCTTGACCGCCGGTTGCTAATGTTTGCTGTGCCGCGCCCCATATTTCGCCGATTCTGTCTATAAATGCAGCTTCATCAATTATTAATAAAGATAATGCTTCTGAACGACCGGATGTTCCTGCGCTAGATACTGCTTTAATTTGAGAACCATTTTTAAATCGTAATGATAATTTATTATCTTCCGTAGCGACTGGTTTAAGCCAACTAGGAAGATTTTCATACATTACACGTACTTTAGTTACTAGATTTTTAGCTACTTCTTGAGTCGTAGCAATAACTAAAATGTTTTTATCTTTATGAAAAGTCATTAACCAAAGAGCATATCCCGCAGTTAATGTAGATATACCTAATTGTCGAGACTTAAGAATGATATTATAATCATGTTGCTTTAAATCTGTTAATGCACGTTCTTGAAATTCGTACAAATGAAAAAGTATTTTACCTTGTTTAGGATGTTGTATATAACAATACTTTTTCATAAAATGTACTGGGTTAGTAGAACATTTTACAAATTCTTCTTGTATTATAGTTTTAAGAGATCTACCTTCCATACTTACGAAATTAATGCGGGTGGTGAAGGAGCGTTAGTTGCTCCTGCTACTGTCCCAGGCGTGGTAGTTGATCCAACAACTGGTGAAGGTCCTCCGCCTGACCCAGCTATTACTTGCCCTGGAGCATTAATACCTTGTACGGCTTGCCCGGGCGGTATAATAACTGTAGCTGATTTAATATATGCATCTATTGCCGTAGCTAATCTGCTGGCTAATTTTTTATGCGCTACTGGTGGTGGAACGCCTGGATTTGCAAATACTTCTTGCAGTGCCGCAAATATTTGTGCTTCTAATACAGGTTTAATTAATGGCATCGTATTTCTTTTATATAAATATACGAACAGTTAAAATGGCTCAAATTTAATATGAGCCATTTTA